TTAAAATAAATCCAATCGAGGCTTTAACTGATTTAGGTATTTATAGATTAAGTGATGTAGTGTTTAGACTTCGTAATAAAGGTTATGACATAAACACTAAAAGAGTAACAAGGCTTAATCGTTATGATGAGCCTTGTCGGTTTGCTGAGTATGAATTAGAAAGGGCATCCTAGATGCCCATTTCTTTACTTGTTCATTACGTACATTGTTACTTCAAAACCGAAACGCATTTCAGTAGCAGCAGGTGTTGTCCACATAATGTAATCTCCTAAAATTAATAAAGTGTCATATATGACAGTTCATAGTGTAAAGCCTATAGATACAACATTCATCAAGAAAATCATGAGTTGTAGGTAAAAGTGAAAAAGCCCAGCGAGAGGGACTGGGCTTTTCCGAGGAGGGTACTTACAGATTAAGCACCTTGAGAGCCCCACATGCCGAGGGGATCTGACCAACCAAATGAATAACGCTCACGAGCTTTGTAACGTACGTTACCTGTGTCGAAGTCGCCGTCCATAGATGTAGTTAATGGAGTACGAGTAAAGTGCTTCATACCATTAGGTACATCAGTTGTTAAGAAGTAAGCATCTGTATCAGTTAAGAAATGATTAATGCTATAACCTTCTGGGATCGCACCGTTAGATTTAATTGCGTTAAGATCGTTATCAGCAGTAGCTACACGTAGCTCTGTTTCTAATAAACGAGTTGCAACAAATTGTAAGTTTGGTGGGATAATTAATTTACGTGGTTTAGCAGCAATTAATAAACCTCTTTCATCTGTCCATGCTGCGATTTGAATCACTGCATTTTCTAATGAAGTTTCGTTTAAGTCGGCAGCAACTGCCTGTGTATTGCTGTTTGTACCACCAGATACTAATGGATGGTCTGTAGCAAATAATGTTTTACCATCACCGCCTGTAGGACCACCAGAGAAGCCATTGTTAAGAACGTTAGCAGCTTTCACTTGTTTTGTGTTAGCCATTGAACGTGCTAATGCTTTAGTATATCTAGCAGATAAAGTGTCGTAGAGGTTATCTTCAACAGCTTCTTCTGTTAGTGAGAAACCTAAAGCGATGGTTTCGTGGTTGTATCTAGCTGTAAAAGCTTCTTGTGCATTGTCGTAAGCGATAGCAGAACCTTCGCCTTTAACAGGTGCATTACCAAAGCCTGATAGTTTTGTTTCTTCTTCGAAACTACGTTCTGAAGTTTCAGATTCGTAGATTTCTTTGTGCTCTTCACCATAACGCTCGTATTCCATACCGAATAAAGCATTAAGGCCAGGAAGCAACTCTTTTAATAACTGAGCTCTTGAAATTGCCATGTTTTATTCTCCTATTAAATACCTGTTGCGTTGTTGTAAGAATGTTGTGTTCCGTTGAACTTAACTAAAACGTCAGTCTTAGCGTCGCCCACTTCTGAACCTGGTGCATTTACAAAGTCTACAATTCTAAATGCAGCTGCTGTTGTTACAACAGTCGCGTCTAGTGCAACATTAGAGTTACCGGTTACTGTAGAACCTGTTGATGTAGATTGAACTGCAGCTAGAGGGGCATTAGCTCCTAAACCTGTTTGGTCAATCGCACCGTCAGCTTGTACTTGGAATACAACGTCTGGATCGTCCACAACGTAAGCCACAGCGTCTGAAGCTACTGTACCAGCTGGCCAATATTGTGAAAATAGTTTTTGTTTTGTGCTTGGGTCTGTGTAAGTCACGCCAACGAATACTCCAACCGTCCCTGCTGGGAATGGTGAAGCTGCTGAACCAATAGTAGTTACAATCTGGAGTACACCAGCTGCTACGATTGATACAATAGTTCCGTTGTAGATGTTTACATTATACCCAGACGCAATTGGAATTTGACGAGTAGAGCCAGCATAAGGCTGACCACCAATCAAATTTACGGCTTTTAACCCGTAAGGTGCGGCTGTTGATGCCATAATATCATCTCCTTAAAGAATTATTTCTTCCCAAAAGAGGTAGTTGATTTTTTATCAGAGAATAGAGGCATTCTAGGGTCATTCTGTCTCATGAGGTTGTTGTCAACCGCTTTTTCTTGAGCTTCAGCTTTTTCTCTAAAATACGTATTTCTTTGATCAACCATCTCTTGTGGCATTTTACAAAGTAAGAGTCCTCCAATTTCAATAGCATCTTCATATTGAGAATTAGGATTTCTCGGTAAATTTACTTCTGGGTGTTCTGAATGTTTTACAGGTTCCCATCCTTCACGCATACGAGAAGACGCATTTAAATTATCCGCTTCATTAGCGAGCGATACCCGAATCCACCTATATGCCCAACCCGGTTGTTGTTTGATCTCCGGTAAAAGGGACGGTGGCGCCCATTGCTTAGTTTCTTTGACGTCTCGTGTATCTATTTCTCTATTTTTGCGATTATCCATTTGCGTTCTCCGTTTTAATTAATTCGCGTGCATATTGCTCTGGAGTTAGCTTGAATTTCTTTGCTAAAGCTAACTGTGTCTTAGTCAATCTAATCTTTTTAGGACCAGTTGACCGTGTTGCTGGAGCAACTACAGTAGAAGGTTTGCGTTGAGGCTTCTCCTCAATCGATTCAGATTCCCCGAAATATTCTGGGAAGCGTTTATGCATCGTTTCATCTATACGATGGTAGTAGTCGTCAGAAGTAGGATCAACTCCTTGTCTGACAAGATTTTCATGTACGCCTAGAGCTAAACTTGTCATTTCAGCATCGGACCCAAACCAAGTATTTTTTTGCTGCCAGTTTTGTGCTTTGGCGTCTGGTTGCGGGTAAGTCGGCTGTACTTGTTCTTGCGGTAACTGTACCTCATTTTCTGCTTTTTGTAAAGTATATTGGGGCTTAATTAGTTCTGCTTGTGATAATTTAAACTGCGCATCATTATTTTAGACTGTGCTTCAATGATTTTATCAGTTTCACCAGAATCATAAGCTTCTCTATATTCTTTTTTAGCTACTGCTAATTCAGAAGTATATTTATCTTTTAATGTTTTAAGATAGTCTTCTTCACCTGTTGATAGAGTTGTTTTGAGTTTTTTGTTCTCTTCGATAATCGCTTGAGCGTACCGAACAGCCTCATCACGCTGGCGTTGTTCAGCTTCTTTTGCACGTCTTTCGTCATGCCAAGCTTTCTTCAACTGAGCCATACGCTCTTTCACACGAGCAGAGTAATCTTCTAGTGTGTCTTTTTCTAACTCATCTTTAACCTCTTCAGGTAAAGGGTCTCTATTTCGATCTTGCGGAGGTGTGTCATCTTCCTCTTCAATTTCAAAATCTAGGGCTTCCTGTTTTGGTTTTGTTTCTTTTTTAGGCTCTTCAGCTTTAGCCTCAACTTCTTCAGGCTCTTTCCCTTCGTCCTTAAGTTCTACTTCTTGACTTTCGTCGTCGTCCTTAAGCTCGTCAGGAACCTCGTTAATAATTTCTGCCATCTCTAATCTCCTTATGCGCGTTCGTAGCCGCGGGGGTCATCAACCACTGCTTCTACGGCGTCGTCATTCAAAATACGAAACTCTTTACCATGAATCTTGATACGAGTTCCAGAATATGCTCTAGTGATTACGAAGTCTCCTTCCTTACACCAAGGCCCTGTGGGAAATCTGTCATTGTCCATATATGCCATATCTCCCATTTTTAAAACAAACAATACCACTGTTGAATGTTCTTCTAGTGATTTTGTTTTGTCTGATTTTAATATACCGCTCTGATACTTCTCCTCAACATTAGGCACAGCACATAAAAGTCTGTAGCCCTTTACTTCAGG